TTAAACAATGATCTATATGAGTCAGGATTTAATTTCTATGTGGCAAACAAATGTTCTTTTAGTGGTCTAACTGCTAACAGTTCTTTCAGTAAGCAAGCATCTAGAGCAAACTTTACCTTCAGAGGAATAGATAAACTTCCTGCATTGAGTGAATTAATTCAAGGATGGAGAATTACTAATCAATCTTATGAAGAATCGTTGTATGGTAGAAATGCTTTTGTATTTCTAGATCCACCATATGCTATTAAAGATAACTTGTATGGTAATAAAGGTGACATGCATAAATCATTTGATCATGAATGGTTTGCTTCTCAAGCATGTGCATCAGAACAAAAATGTATGATAACCTATAATTCAGAATTGTTTATTAAGGATAGATTCCCTGATTGGTATCAAAAAGATTGGGATCTAACCTACACCATGAGATCTTCTGGTACATATACAAAAGACCAAAAGAAAAGAAAAGAACTTCTACTACTAAATTATGAACAACAAACATCTCTTATCGGACTATTTAAAGAGCATCAACGAGACGAAGCAGAACTTACTGGATAGTGAAGACAGTAGTTGGGAGAAGGAGTATCCTGCATGGGTAATAACTAAGTGTATGGCATCTCACTATGACACTGTGTTACTTGCTAATGAAATGAACATATATTATGACCTTGAAAACAAACTCCAATACGATTTTTATATAAATACGGTTAGGAAAAGAAAGCGTTTTTCTCCTTGGGAGAAGAAAGTGAAGTTAGAGGACTTGGAGACAGTCAAAACGTACTATAACTACAGTACCCAAAAGGCACAGGCAATCCTTAAAATCCTAAATAAAGATCAACTTGATCATTTGAAATCGAAATTAAACCGTGGAGGAAAAAATGTCCCAAGTAGCTGAAGTTCAGTGGACTCGTGATAGTATGGTAGAGGTGAAACTTTCTCAACCAGACGACTTTCTAAAAGTAAGAGAAACATTATCTAGGATAGGTGTTGCTTCTCGTAAAGAAAAGAAGTTATATCAATCTTGTCATATTCTACACAAGCAAGGTAGATACTATATCGTACACTTTAAAGAATTATTTGCTTTAGATGGTAAGACAGCAAACTTAACTCAGAATGATGTACAACGTCGTAATCGTATTACTCAGTTGTTATCTGATTGGGGTCTTATAAGTATTGTAAACGATGAAACAATTACAGACATTGCACCATTGAACCAAATCAAAGTGCTGGCGTACAAAGAGAAGGGTGAGTGGGAATTAGAATCAAAATATAATATAGGCAAAAAGAAAACGACACCTGCAGTTGTATAAATAAGGCAGATATCGTTGTGTTATGGCAGAGGTAAAGAAAGAGGAAAAGAAAGGTCCTCTAAGTAAACTCAAAGAAGCAGTTGACGATAAAGAAGAGCAACTGCAATACTTAGCTACACTCATAAGAGTGATAGTGCTTGTGTGGTCCGCAGGAATTTTGACTTTAAATTATGTCAAAATACCAGGCTACGAGAGGGGAGAGAGAATTGATCCAACTTTCATAGCTTCGGTCTTCACAGGAACTTTAGCTACTTTTGGCGTGTCCGCTGGAGGTAAGAAAAAGAAAGATGAAGGTGGTGGTAGTGCTAACATATCTAAAAAAGATATGGAGTTTCTTATTGCTAAAGCATCTGAAACTGCACCTGCTCAAACCATCAGGATTGAATCAGGTCCTGTAAAAATTGTCCCAGACACTAAGTAAAATCATGCAAAAAATAATCAATGCCCTCGCTGTTGCGTCTGCTGTTGTATCTCTTACCGTTGTTGGTATTGGCGGTTACGTTTTTATACGCAAGGATGCAATCATAGAAAGTATAAAAGAAAAAGCACTAGGTTCCCTTGGTGGTGGAGCACTAGGTGGTGTTACTGATATGATACCAGACATGGGATCACCAGAGTCACCTGCAGTTCCTCCTGTTGGTTTGGGAATTCCTAACTTCTAAAGTGCCTATCAGGGAGATAGAAATAAACAATATTGGGGTTCGTGATATTAATGTATACACGTTCCCTACTCCTCATGCTTTTGTACCATACCAACCAGTTACTGCAGAGATTGGTACGCCCATAGTAGACATGCCTGGTTGTGTAGAGGCACACGAATTTAGCGATAAGAACGATAAGATAATTGAAGACGATTCAAGTACCGTTAGGGTATTTTGTGATGCAGGTATGCCAGGTTATACTGCAATGAACTTTGAACCTGAGCAATTATTAATAACACAACAGCAACAAGTACCAGTGGTAAGACCACCAGATGTACCAGAAACAAAAGTTCCTGAGACACCTAAGGTAAAAGGAGATCCAGAATGTCCAGGACCTAATGCATTAAGAGTAGGAGATATAGCAACAAACCAAAAAGAAAGAGTATCAGGACATGAGTTAAGAGTTAATCCTCAGAATCCTGGTGGGGCAAAAATCTGTGTGACATTGTATGAGGACATACCACCAGTCGAACAGTTTCTACCAACGGGACAAGTAGCAGCCACGACAGCAGTAATCGGTGTTACTGCAGCGACATCTGCCCTATTTGCAAAACCTCTAGCTGACTTGATTCTGAGGGTAGTGAAACCTGCTGTGAAGAAGGTGATTTCCAAAATTCAAACCAGCGTCGGGAAGACCCCAACTCATGATCGTCCTTCACTTTCTCTGATGAAGACGAATGCTTATCGTCAGAAGAAGGGACTTCCTCCTTTAAAGAAACGTTAGGTTGTTGAGATAAGACATGAGTATGCTCTGCTACTACACCTGGTGGGTTTACTAGCATAACATCCTCACATACCTTGGCATACCTGCTTCCTGGTACAAATATTATACCCTCTTTCATCAAAGTTCCACAATTTTTTAACCTGGCTATTTCAAAGTCAAGGCGTTTATTGGCAGTGCTCTGTTCAACTGCTGCCATTTGTATATTTGCAGCATTTTTACATAGTTCTTGTAGTTCTGGATCTAATGGTTTAGACCATGTAGCAGAAACACCTAGTGATAAATTATAATTATCTGTCTGTCCTGTTCTTGTTGGCATAAAATATAATATCTCTCCTGGATTGTCGATCTGACCATCATCGTCAGCATCATGAACGTTGTACACAGGATCGTCAAAATATCGTTCAAACGGTTTTTTAAACGTAACACCACCTGTTACATAGGGTGTTACGTTCATGGTAGGTCCTTGGCATTGTATACCACCACCATAAGTATTAGTTATGTATGGTCCCTGAAGCACCTGAATAGCTTGATTTGTCACTGAGCCACTGGAATTTGCGATTGGCGACGCAGTGGCACTCACCCCACCAACGGTCTCTGCCATGGTAGGTAATGAGTTCATTCCGAGTACTGCAGCAATTACTGTTGGAATATACTTGTTGTATCGGTTACGCTTGTTATTGTTGTTGTTCTTTGTATTATCGTATGATTTTGAAGACCAGCTCCAGAATAACTTTCCACCAGAGAGAAACTTGCTCCTGGTGTCGTCATCTCGAACACTGGTTTCGTTGATAAATCTAAGTTTGTCCATGTTGAATTCACACCGTTAACGGTATTATTAGAAGATGTAGTATCAGGAGGAGTCAGTGCACCACCTGTATCTTGCACATTTATACCATGGCCAGATACAGAATAGGTAAATCCTGTAGAGTAGTCCATACTATTTATGGTCTCCGTTACAGTACTAGTCGTTTCTGTATGGCTGGTCATTGAGCCCTGGGTAAAATTAGGTACCACAGGCACTGCTATGACTGGGTTTACCTTCCCCACACTTGCAAGGAAGGTTGCACCCACAGCTAGGACAAATATCTTTCTCATTAGTCATGTTATTCTATTTTATGGTAAGCTCGGACACGAATTGGCCAGTAGCCGAAGTACCAGCTCCACCCCCTGTAATCGTAGTCACACCAGCGGATGTGATAGTACCAGCTAGTGTACCTGCTACTCCTCCAGAGGTCGTAGTAGTACTACCAAGTAATGGTAATGCAGCAACAACTCCACCAGATACGGTAGAAGATGAAGTTACATCGTCCCCTTCGATATAGGTTTCAGACATGCTGAATGCTGAGCCTACAGTATTTACTTCTAGTGCTGAAGGTGTATAACCTACTGCTGTACCTGAAGTTAATGTTCCTAGTCCACCAAAAGATCCACCATCACTTACTTTCAAATTATTTCCACTAACGGTATAACTTGATCC